CCGTCAACTATATTTGCAAATTTAAGAGAACTACCGCAAACCGATAGTTCATTTAATGCTGTATACTTTAGTCAAAGACCAGGTTTTAGCAGTGTTAGTGCAGGCGGACTGGAGTTTGTACTCCATGAAGACAAAAACGTTGCTACGTGCAGTACGTTGGGTCTAACAGCAGGTGAATACAACAGGAACAACAGCACAGTAAAAGCCAAGTTAGAACGTTGGATGAACAGTTTAGTAAACAGCAGAGATGTACAGTTGTTTGCAAAAGTATTCCATGGCGGTTCTCAATATTCTACATTCCCTTATAATGACACAAACGCAAAATCATTATACAACGGTAAGACAGGTGTACCAAGTCATTTTACTTCATATGATGTAGAAATTGACAACACTTATAACGAGTTGTTCTTTAGTTCAAGAGAAGAAGCAGGAAACTTTAATACATTAGTAAACAATTTATATGCAGTATCAACGTTTGATAAAACACAGGATACTACAAATGGAACAAAAGGTTTAATAAATCTCAAAAACAATCTTGAAATACAAACAAGAGAAGCGGCAAGTTTTGGTGAAAAATTAGAAACTTACGAAAGTCTCGAAGTTGTTACTATACTTGAATCAAACAATCAAAATGATGTTATCATTAGTTTAGATGCAAGTGTTTACAATACATTCGTTCTTGATTACACAATTACTGAGTCAGCAGGCTTACCTAATAAGTATTTGAGAATGGGAACAATGCAGATTAGTGCAAGACCAGATTGGACTACTTCTCCGACAACAGCAGTTGTATTTGGTGATAGATTTAGTAGTAGTTGGGATCTTACACATTCTAATCCAGTTGTTGAGCCTAAGTTTGAAGCAACAATGAATGGTAATTTCATAGAACTAAAAATGGATTTACAATATTCAGATCCAGCAAATCCAACAGTAGGACAAGAAGCAGTACACACATTACAATCAACACTCCGCATGAAGTATGTTGCGAAGCGTTGGTCAAGTACAGCATAGATTATGTTTGAAAAAACTATGACCGGCGAAAGCCGCCTGGCCGCATGGCGCAACTTCAGAACCAACTATGACATCTCACAAGGTCCGGAAGGTATACTTGAAGCCTTTGCAGATGTAAAAGTAACTCCCCGATATATAGATTACTGGACACCTAAAGACTGGCCTAATGTATTTGAAATAGTCAAAGAAGGCTATATCTGTCAGTCCGGTTTGACGTTAGTTATTACAGCCACATTGCATCATTTTAACTTCATTAATACTTCAGAAATACGGTTAGAAGCGATAAGTAATTTTGAAACAGGAACAGATGGACTTATCTTAATTCAAGAAAATCTGTGTTATAATTTTACACCAGGGCAAATTATTCCTCTTGCCCATGCTTATGAGAACTGCACCAGGTTTGTCTCACACATTATAACTGCAGATAAACTTTTCACTTGACAAGATAAGTAAAGTAGTATAAAATAAAGTCTTAGATTATTAATAGACACAAACAAACAATTACAGGAAGACACATGTCGAAGCAGATTCTTATCACAAAACGAGACGGTACAAAAGAAGACTTAGAGCTCGATAAACTGCATAAGGTAGTGTTCCATGCTTGTGAAGGCATTACTGGTGTATCAGCATCAGAAGTAGAAATCAAAAGTCAAATTCAGTTTTACAGTGGTATAACAAGTACTGATATCCAAGAGACACTTATTAAAAGTGCCGCAGATTTAATCACGGAAGAAACTCCAAACTATCAATTTGTAGCAGGTAGACTAATTAACTATCATTTACGTAAGCAAGTGTATGGCGCATTTGAACCGTATTGCTTATGTGATCTCATACAAGTTAATGTAGACAGAGGATTTTATGATGCAGAAATACTTGAACTTTATACAAAAGCAGAAATTGATGAATTGAATGACCACATAGATCACACTCGCGATGAAAGTTTGACTTATGCGGCTATGGAACAATTCCGCGGTAAGTACCTTGTGCAGAACAGAAGCACAGGTGAAATATTTGAAACACCACAAGTAGCATACATGTTAATTGCGGCAACATTGTTCAGTGATTACCCGGAAGAAACAAGATTACAAACAGTAAAAGATTATTATGATGCAGTTAGTTTACATTATATTAGTTTGCCTACTCCTGTTATGGCTGGCGTTAGAACTCCGCAAAGACAATTCAGTAGTTGCGTTCTCATTGAAACTGATGACAGTCTCGATAGTATTAATGCTTCTACATCAAGTATTGTTAAGTATGTGAGTCAAAAGGCAGGTATTGGTATAGGAGCCGGCAACATTAGAGCAATTGGCTCGCCTATTAGGAGTGGAGACGCAACTCACACAGGAGTTATCCCCTTCTATAAACTATTCCAATCAGCAGTTAAGTCATGCTCACAGGGTGGAGTAAGAGGCGGAGCGGCAACACTATACTATCCTATTTGGCATTTAGAAATAGAAGACATGTTGGTGTTAAAGAACAACAAAGGTACAGAAGAAAACCGTGTAAGACATATGGACTATGGTGTACAATTTAATAAGTTAATGTACGAAAGATTATTAAGTGGTGGAGACATTACATTATTCTCACCGCATGACGTACCAGGATTATACGAAACATTCTTTAACGATCAAGATAAATTTAAAGAGCTATACGAAACAGCAGAACGTAATACACGTATTAAAAAGAAGTCTATCAAAGCAATTGATTTGTTTTCTGCGTTTGTAACAGAACGTAAAGACACAGGTAGAATATACTTGATGAATGTTGATCATGCTAACACGCATAGTAGTTTTGATGAAGCAGTTGCTCCAGTAAAGATGAGCAATTTATGTTGCGAGATTAACTTGCCAACTAAACCATTAACAAGCACAGATGATGCTGATGGCGAAATAGCATTGTGTACATTAAGTGCAATCAATTGGGGACTTATTAAGAAGCCTGAGGATTTTGCTAAGCCATGCGATTTAGCAGTTAGAGGTCTCGATGCTTTATTAGATTATCAAAAATATCCTGTGTTAGCGGCAGAACTTGCCACAATGAAACGCAGACCGTTAGGCGTTGGTATTATTAATTTTGCATTCTGGTTAGCAAAGAATGACAGCAATTATCAAGAGCCTAATTTAGAACTTGTTGACGAGTATGCTGAAGCATGGAGTTATGCACTTATCAAGGCCAGTGCAGACTTGGCAGTAGAGAAAGGCGCATGTCCTGGCACAGTAGAAACTAAATATGGCAAAGGTATTACACCTAACCAAACATATAAGCAGGAAGTTGATGAACTTGTTAAGCATCAAGAAAGACAAGATTGGAAAGGATTGCGTAAGCAGTTAGCAGAGACTGGTATTCGTAATTCAACACTGATGGCACTTATGCCAGCAGAAACATCAGCACAGATTAGTAACAGCACAAATGGTATTGAACCACCACGTAGTTTTGTAAGCATTAAGCAAAGCAAACATGGTGTGTTAAAACAAGTAGTACCACAATATGCAAAGTTAAAAAACAAGTATGATTTACTGTGGGATCAGAAGAGCCCAGAAGGATATTTAAAGATTATGGCTGTATTACAGAAGTACATAGATCAAGGTATTTCGGTAAATACATCATACAATCCAGAACACTACGAAGATGAAAAGATTCCAATGAGTGTTTTACTACAACATGTTATTATGTTTTACAAATACGGTGGTAAGCAATTGTATTACAATAACACATACGATGGACAGGGGGAGATCGAAGTTAAAGATCTACCAGAATTAGAACAAGTAGCAATCGATGACGACGATTGTGAATCATGCAAGATATAAATGAGTAAAGAGGAATACATGGCACGGACCGTTTTTAGTACAAAACATCGCGACCACACCGCTTCTAAAATGTTTTTAGACACTTCGGGTGGGGTAAACTTACAACGTTATGATACATTAAAATATAAACAGTTTGACAAATTAACAGATAAGCAACTTGGTTTCTTTTGGCGACCAGAAGAAGTTGATATTACAAAGGATAGCAAGGACTTTAAAGACCTAACTATTCATGAACAACATATCTTTACAAGTAACTTAAAGCGACAAATACTACTTGATAGTGTACAAGGTCGCTCACCTAATCTTGCTTTCTTGCCTATAGTAGGTATACCAGAGTTAGAGACTTGGATTGAAACTTGGGCATTCAGTGAAACAATTCACAGTAGAAGTTATACACACATTATTAGAAATGTGTATTCAGATCCAAGTAAAGTGTTTGACGAAATGTTAGACATCAAAGAAATTTCATCTTGCAGTGATAGTATCAGTAAGTATTATGATGAGTTAGTTAGATACAATGATAATCCTAATCTGTTTGGCACTTATGAACACAAGAAAGTATTATACAAAGCATTAATGGCTGTTAATATTCTCGAAGGTGTACGTTTTTATGTATCCTTTGCTTGTAGTTGGGCATTTGCCGAATTAAAGAAAATGGAAGGTAATGCTAAGATAATTAAACTTATAGCCAGAGATGAAAATGTTCACTTGGCAAGTACACAGCAAATATTAAAATTGTTGCCTACAGACGATAAAGACTTTGTTAAAATACGCAAAGAGTGTGAAGGCGAAAGCACAGAAATGTTTATGGATGCTGTGAGACAGGAAAAGGATTGGGCAGAGTATTTGTTCAAAGATGGTAGTATGATTGGTTTAAACTCCGAACTGCTAAAACAATATGTTGAATGGATTGCCGCTAAACGTATGAGAGCAGTAGGAATTACACCTCCATATCAAACAAGCCAAGCAAATCCTTTACCGTGGACACAAAAGTGGATCAGTGGAGGCGAGGTACAAGTAGCACCACAAGAGACAGAGATTAGTAGTTATGTTATTGGTGGTACTAAACAAGACGTAACTGAAGACACATTTAAAGGATTGAGTTTATAATGATAGTAGAAATATATAGCAAACCGCAATGTCCGTATTGCGTTCAAGCAAAGGCATTAGCAGAAAGAGAAGGATATGATTTAACATACAAAATGTTAGATGAAGACTTTGACAGAGAAACACTAATGGAAACATTTCCAGGTGCAAGAACTTTCCCACAAATTATTGTTGATGGCGAAAAGATTGGTGGTTTCACAGAGTTTAAAGCATTAGTGGATACAAGTAAATTAGGTGATATCTAATGTATGACATACAAGCAATGCTTGGTAAAGTTGTTACTATTAAAACACTAACAGGCGAAATACTTGGCCAGTTAATATCAACAGACGATGATGTTAAGTATGTCACAGTCACAAGACCACTAAACGTTGTTGTGAATAATGGCGAAGTTGTTTTGGTTCCGTTAGTGCTAACAGCAGATGCCAATATGGTTACTATACCCATTCAAAACATCCTATTTATTACTCCTGCATTAGAATCAGCCTCCGAAGACTACTTGTCTATATTAGACGTTGAAGAAGATGAAGTTGAAGTTGAAGTAGAAGTAGAAGAGGACGGTACCGAAGCAGAGACTGGTATTGTTAGTGAATGATACTCGACGTAACAACTCGCAACAGCATATATAATCCTACATCTTCTCAAGGAACTTGGTTTCAACATCGTTGGGGCAAAAGAGATTATCCTGTACTGGATTTAAGTCTCGAATTATACAACACCATATGGTCACAGCACGACACAGTTGCGTTACAGTGTGTTTACGGTGATCCTGTGGATTGGATACACTTTGATGCGTTCTTAGACAGTGTAACTAAAGATCGTTACGCACACGTGACTACATACGGCACAAGAGCTATTGATAACAAGAAAGTAAATGTAGTATTTCTATTAGACGGAATAGAAGAGCAATGTGGTAAAGTATTCTTAGGCGCCGATTGGACTAATATCAAACAAAACATCAAAGACACAAAAGGTGAACGCACAATACAATTTTATTTGTACGAACACAATAAATATCAAATACCTAAAATACAAGCCTTCTGTGCAACACATGATATTGTATTACGTCTTCACTATGAATACTGTGACTCTACTGGTAGACAAAGTATTATAAACAAGAACAAAAAATGGCTATATGATGTTAAGCCTCACTTATATGATCCAAGCATAAATTATAAAAAAGAAAAACCAGTAGAATTGTATCGTACTATATGGGCGGCACAATTTTTAAAAGTATATAATAAAGGCAAACACAACTTTTCTATATTAGAACATCCTAAACGTAAGCAATTAAAAAACAAAGGCAATAACACAGGCTATACGTATGTCACACCCACAGGACATGCATTTGTTCGCAGTGACGAGTATGGAATGTTTATGAATATGTTATGTCCAGACTGGAACATAGACTTTAGATCTTATGACGAGTATGAAAAGAATGTTGGTACGTTTGCTAAAAGATTTAGTGAATGTTATTTAGATTCTATGTTGCTTGAACAGTAATAGCACCAATAGTACACTTATGTCCACAAATAGCAGTACTAATGCCTTGCACACTAATTGGTCTACCTCCAGCAAACACAGTTGGCGAACCTGTTAATACGGTTGCTGTAGTATGTGGTGCTTCTCCATGCGGAGCAATTACGTCGCCTATTACACTAATAGGACTTCCTTCTACTAAAATATTAGGTACACCAGGACCAGTTATAACACCGGGACCAAATGTACCTTTTCCTACAACACCTACTTGTGGCATTAAGGCTTCTCAGAAGATGGTGATGGTGCTACTTGATAGTTAACAATTTCGTCATACTCTGAATTGTCTATATCGTAGTAGAAACTTGATGCTGTATCACCGTCGACCTCTGATTGGTCTGTTACATAAACACCAACTGAGAATTCTTCAACAAGTAGTTCATCATCAATTAAACCTTTAACAGCAAATACAAATACACCTGGTGTAATGTCTGCTGATAATCCTGTTGCTGTAACAGTTAATATACCTGTGGATGTATCAAATGCCATAAATGGTGGTAATGGTGCAAAGTCGAGTACTTCAACGGCAGTTGCACTTGAATCTAAACCAATATCAAATGTCATTGTTTCACCGTTTGGTACATTACCAAGTCTACCTGATTGTGTAGTTGATAATGATGCGTCTGCAATGTTCCATGTTGTAAGCATTGCATGATAGGCTGTGTCATAGTCGGTACCTGTGAATTGTAATTGTTCAATACCTTTCATATGACCTTCTGACAATATTGCTTCTTTGATGCCTGCTGACGTAGTACCTACATGTTTTTGTATATACTGTACTGCAACACCTGCCGCAATACCTGTTGCAACTGATGTTCCTGTAAATGCCGCATAACCACTTAGGTTATCTGCATCGGCTAATGTTGCCCCTTCACTCCATCCAAATACATCAAGCGGTGCTCCAAAGTTTGTTAACCCTGTTGCAGTACCTGGTGTGTTAGTAAATGCTTGTACATTCCAAAGATTGTTATAACCACCTACTGTTATGATTTCTGTAACACCTGCTGGTGATTTAGTAGAAATATCAACACCGTCATTACCTGCCGCTGTTATCATAACTAAGTTACTGGAATTCATACTTTTAACTATATCATCAATTAAATCGTTTTGTGTTACAGTCCATGGAGTACAAACAACTCTAACAGTTTCTACACCGTTATTTGCATGGTCTAATGCTACGGCATTAAATGCACCTATGATTGCACCTACTGTAGCACTTCCTGAGTTTGAATTAAATAGTTTAACATTCTTTAATGATGTTTGTGTTGATACACCAACATTAGCACCTACAATAACACTTGCAATTGCAGTACCGTGTCCAGCCTCATCCTCAAAATCTGCTATATCATCATCTTCTGTGAATGCTGAGTGTAGGTTACTGATTGAAGCACTTGCAAATTCTACGTGTCCAATGTTAATACCTGTATCGATTAAGTAACATGTAACACCTAAACCTCTGTATTCAGGTGCATAAGGTGTAATAGATGTACCAGCCGCGCCAGCCATCTCGTAATTTGAGTTGACTAAGTCATCTAAGTGAACTGAGTCAAAAGTTTGTAAAGCAACATCAATAGATGCTTCATCTAAAGAACTTGCTGAAACACTTGCCATTGCCGCAAGTTGTTCTGCTGTACATGTTGCATTGTACGTATTTGTGATTGCAAGAGCACTACTTACTGTACCACCGGCATCGGTAATACACGCCTGTGCGTCTGAATCCGATAATGAATTATCGATTGATATGATATAGTTTGCCATTTGTATTAACTCCAAAAAAAGTTGTTTAAACCATGCGTTTGTATAAGTATATTTATCACAAATTGGAAAATAGAATATAGTTTATGACATCTAATATATTAAAATACGGAGCGGTTGATATTGATTACAGTAGCCTTTCGTACACATTCAGTTTCAATAAGCCTTCTCGAATGGACATACATGAGAATTTCAAAAGTTTTTTTAAGGATACAGAACATGCAACAGTATTACTAAGTGGTGGTTTAGACAGCCAGTTTGTTGCTAACGTTGTTTCAAAGCATGCCAAGTCAAGCAGTTATGTTACGTTTGCATATCTGTGGGATGGTGTTGTTATGAACTCCGACGATATAATTTCAGCACAGAGATTTGCAGAACTACTGGGAGTCACCACAAAGATTATAGATGTAGAGTTGTACGAGTTCTTAAATGATATGCCAGGATTGAAAAAAATGGCCACGGAAGTTGGCACATCAAGTCCTCAATTAATGTCTTTGATGTATGCTATACGTGAAAATATGTGTGATTTAAAAGGCACTATTATTAAGGGTGGTGAAAGACCTGGACTGTATTTAAACAATGAAAATAATATATCGTTTTTAGGGATGACATCTGCAGACCCTAAAATTAGACAAACGGAAGGTATGGCCGCAATACACGACCATCAAACATATTCAAAATACATATTGCCGTTTGTTAGATTTTCACAACAGAATGAAATAGACATGATATGTGATATGTTTTTATCCTCACCTGAATTATTTTATTTAGGATACCTTCAAAACAAATATATGTTTGAACAAGATAAATTTATATCAGAATCTAAATATAATTATAGTACATACTCAATGTATTACGAAAAGGTGTGCTATTACAAAACGTTTGAAAACTTTGTGTATTATTTTCCCCTTGGTAAAAGAACAGGATTTGAAAATCTACAACACCATCTTGCTTCAAATACTGGTAACTATGATGAGTTCGACAAACGTTATAGGAAACCATTAAACACAGTTGAACAAAATACAATAAGCCTCAAAAGATTCATACCACGTGCATTAGGACACCACAGAAATTTATTTAAAGATTTGCAGGATTCATACGACTTGCATAAACCCACAACACATACTGTATTTTATAATTATACTTGGTAATGATACACTTTTATATCTCAGGATTACCCGGCAACAACTCACGTGTTGAAAGGTTTTGTAATGATATAATGTTCTACTATTTCAAAAATAGATTAAAACGAGATGTAGATATAGAAATTAGATTTGTCAAAAGCCTTGATGCTCATGGCTATTGTTGGGGAGACAAGGATAGTGTGATAATTGAGGTTGCAAAAAATTTCAATAACACCAAGTGTACCAAAGAAGATATGATGCTAACCTTAACACACGAGCTCATACATGCTAAACAATTTATACGCAGTGAGTTCAAGAAAAAACCCCGGGTCCTTTCGGAAACCGAGGCCTATAACGACGAGGAAAGATTATTTAATCTCTACTGGTAGTTACCTTCCTTCGTGTGGCTTTTTAGAAACAAAAGCATTTAGGCTTTCTGCTTCTCTGAGAACATCTTCCGTAGTCGGCATATCCTCAGGATTCTTAGCCCTGGCTTGTAATATTTCTTTTGCCTCACGAACTAAGTCTAATCTTATTTCGTACGGTGTTTTATTTGACATAAATTTTCCTATTTAAGTGCAAGGCTGATCCCTTCATGCTTATATTTATCGTATGGCAATAAAAAAATTAACTGCTAATTTAAGTCTTTAGAAATACACCGTTTTTATTTTTATGCACATTGGCTTATATATAAATAAAGTTGTTAGTTTACAAAAGCTCGTATAGCTCAGCAGGTAGAGCAACTGATTTGTAATCAGTAGGTCATTGGTTCGATTCCGATTACGAGCTCCATTCATGGGGCGGTAGCTCAGTTGGGAGAGCGACTGGTTTGCAACCAGTAGGTCGGAGGTTCGATCCCTCTTCGCTCCACCATGTTTAGGCGGATGTAGTATAACGGCTATTATGAGACCTTGCCAAGGTTTAGATCCGAGTTCGATTCTCGGCATCCGCTCCAGGTATTTATTATATGAAAAGATATTTACAGAACATAAATCCATTACATTTTTCTTGTTATCCTAAATTTAGAAATACTGTACGTGATTATTGCGCCGATGACACAACTGGCGAACCATTGCAATGGTACAAAATTAATGATCAAGGTTTTAGAGGCAATGATTTTGAAAATAGCACAGACATTCTATTTTTGGGTTGTAGTATTACGTTTGGTGTAGCAATGCCGCCAGAAGAAATATTTCCACATTTAGTTGCACAAGAATTAAATTGTTCTTACGTAAATATTTCTAAACCAGGCGCGGCACCAGATACTTGTTTTAGATTTGCACAGCATTGGATTCCAAAATTAAAACCTAAGCATGTAGTTTATTTACAACCACCATATGGTAGGTTTGAAGTATTAGTTAAAGAAGACGGATTACATCAGCCAGGAATAATGACCGCACACTCGTTTAAATCCGGTCATGACACTGAAGTATATTATCAGTTAACACAAAATAGCACAAACATAGAAATTACCTATTTAAAAAACAAATTAGCAATTAATCATGTTTGTTCAGAACATGATGCAATATTTTATTTTGTAAACCTCGAACGTTTTTTAAAGAGTAATAGTAAAGCACGTGATGGTATACATCCTGGTAAAAACACACATAAATATATTGCTGATAGCATTATTAATAAAATTCGGAGAGTTGGCTGAGTGGCTTAAAGCACTTCCCTGCTAAGGAAGAGTACGGGTAACTGTACCGAGAGTTCGAATCTCTCACTCTCCGCCACTTATAATGGCAAATTTATACCACCCCGCTATAAATACTATAAACAAAAACACACAGGATACAACATGTCAAAACGCAAAAAGGTAGGCCCTAAGAATACACAATCTCAAAAGCCTGCATCAACTCCACCAGCAGATGATACAATGCATCGTCTATTAGATGCTAAGATTGAAATACCAGTAGGACTATTAAGACAAAAACATATCTTTATTGCTACACCTTGTTATGGTGGACAAATTGGTGAGCCTTATTTTAGAAGTATGATGAGACTTGCTATATTGTGTAACAAGTACGATATACCTTATACAGTAAGCACATTAGCAAACGAAAGTTTAATCACACGTGGACGTAATACGCTCACAAGTTTCTTTATGGAAAACAAAGAAGCAACACATTTATTTTTTATTGATGCAGACATAGAATTCAACCCAGAAGATTTATTGCGTATGGTAGCATACGATAAGCCAGTAGTGGTAGGAGCATATCCTAAGAAAGCAATCAATTGGGACAGCATTATAACTGCCGCCAGAGAAAGCGAAAAAGAGAATGCATCTACAATTGAAGGACACAGTTCAAACTATGTTGTAAACTTTGATTTTGTTAAAGATGAAAATGGTGACCCTACTCCAGCAGTACAGATAAATGAAAACCTTGTTAAATTAAAAGATGCAGGCACAGGCTTTATGTGTATCCGTAAAGATGCTATGCAAAAATTATTTGACGCTCATCCAGAATTAAAATACAACAATGACATCAATGTAGATAACAAATATGAACCTTTTATGTATGCTATATTTGATGGCATCATTGATCCTGAAAGCAGACGTTACTTGTCAGAAGATTATACGTTCTGTAGACGTTGGCAAGACTTAGACGGTGAAGTATACCTCGACCCACGTACAGCACTTAACCATGTAGGACATTACACATTCAGAGGAAACATTAGAAAACTATTTTCAGAGGACGGTCAATGAGCGAACAAAACAAGCAAGGTGTAATTTCTGTGTTACTGCCAACCAGAGGTAGAACAGATGTACTATTTAAAAGTTTACAATCATTAATAGGCAAAGCGGCCAATCACAGTCGCATAGAATTAATTCTTGGCATCGACGAAGACGATACAGAAACTAAAACATACATAGAAAAAAATATTGCCCCGTGGTTAAAAGAAAAACAAATTGAATGCCGTGCTAACGTATTCAACCCATTAGGTTATGAAAACTTGCACACTTATGTAAACACATTAGCCACATCAGCACAAGGTGATTGGTTATTCTTTTGGAACGATGACGCATTAATGATATCAGAAGATTGGGATAATGTGATAGATCAATATACAGGACAATTTAAGTTGTTAGGTCCCAAGGATAATCACAATGGACATCCTTATGCTATACTGCCTATTGTGCCACGAGACTGGTATAGACTAATGGATCATTTAAGTATGAATGCACAGAACGATGCATGGCTTAGTCATATTGCATACATGTTAGATATCTTTGAAAGAATCGATGTTGAGATATTACACGACAGAGCAGACATCACAGGCAACAATGATGACGAAACATTTAAGAATCGTAAGTACATGGAAGGCAATCCAGAAGATCCTAATGACTTTGGACATGTGGAAATGCAACAAGCAAGAGTAAAATCTGCATATAAAATTGCATGGTTCCTTGATAGAATAGGACAGCATTCGGATTGGTGGGATAGAGTTGTAGCCGGCGACCAAGATCCATTTGAAAAAATGGTATGGCAGGAAGGTGTTAAAGGAGCAGGTCAACTCGAATCAGTTAAACCAAGCAAACGCATAGACGACGACGAAACATTGACATTATGAGACTTATAGCATTCGGTGATAGTTTTACATATGGGCATGGCTTAAAAGATTGTTATGAAGCAGGAACAGGAGCACCAGGTCCTATTGCAAGTAGATTTGCTTACCCACAAATACTTGGCAATCTCACAAATCGTAAAACTTTTAATTATTCCTATCCTGGACAAAGTAATAAACAAATGGCTAAAAAAGCAGTTGATTTTGAATTTCAAGAAGACGACTGGGTAATTTTTATGTGGACATTTTTTGATAGACATTGTGTATTTGAAAATAGCACATCACCTACAAAAGAAATTTCTGCTTGGCAGGCTGATGATCAATTATTAACACAAGAAAATATAGATGTATCAGATGAAGAAGTGCGTCTTGCTAAATCCTACTACACAGATTTCTATAGCGACTATGACAGTGCTTTAACTAATTTAATGTATATAAATGGTACACATCATGTAGTAAATGCACAGGTTGATAGAGTAATACATTTATGTGTTCCAGATGCTGTTAACGATTTAAACACAGATAATCCCGATTCACACTCTACTCTACAATGGACTGAACATTCAAAATATTTTAAATGGAATGAGGTAAAACCGTTTGACCATTTTAAAACATATCACATGTATGAACGTGCCCAAGACAATTGGCACCCAGGTGCTGTAGCACACAAAAAATTCGCTGAGTACTTACACATACTTTTAGGTTGACATACTCCGTAACTTTTGCTATAATATACAATTAGCAAGGAGTATTCGTATGGCCACACATGCAATGATAGACATAGAAACATTAGGCACTGAGCCTGATTGTGTAGTATTATCAGTGGGTGCAGTTAAGTTTGACCCGTTTAATTCTCAAGAACCACATGCTAAAACATTGTGGAGGCCTAACGTAGATCAGCAAACAGTTGCTGAACGCAGTGTGTTAGACAGCACACTTGAATGGTGGGCAAAGCAACCACAACACATACAAGACGAAGCATTCAACGAAGAAGGCAGAATGTTTATTGCTGAATTCATGCAAGATCTAAACAAGTATCTTGTAGGTGTTGACAAGATTTGGTGCCAAGGTCCACAGTTTGATATGGTCATATTGGAACATTTATTTAAGCAGTTCAATCATCACAGAGGTTGGGCATTTTGGCAAATTATGGATTGTAGAACAGTGTTTAACATGATGCCTGTAGATCCACGTAAAGCAATACAACAAAACCTTCACAGTGCAGATGCTGATGCTTATTACCAAGCAGTGTGCGTACAGCAGTCTTACAAGCATTTTAACATAGAGCAACGATAATGAATGTACGAATGGATGTCATGCGACAAATTTATTATCTGCAACGTGCTCGGAGCAGAGCAAAGAATCCTGAATTTAAAAAGTTATGGGACGATAAATTAGCTCAATTATTAAATTCTACCCAATGAGTCAATACACCGATTACATAAGGCAAGCATCAGAGGATTTTGCTGAAATAGATAACTACGAACAATTAAATTGTATTATGGCTCAAGACGGCAGAATGGAGAAGCATTATAATCATGGCGGAAGGCACATAGAAATTTTAAGAGATAATGTTGAGTATGATGATGTTATATACATGAAGGGTGATGTAATAGAAGAGCCTCCAACAGATGCATATTACTTGAAGTTAAAAGAAAAATGGTCCCCCAAAGAAAGCGATTTTTTTAATAAAATTATCAGGTTTTTTACTCCCAAAAAAGGTTGACAAGTACTGTAGATCTGCTATAATATACTTATAGTTTAAATAAAAAGGTAGGAGTTTTTATATGAATACAGTAGGTCAAACAACAACAATTTTCCAAATCAACGAAGCATGTGAATTATCACAGGATTCTTATTACACAAGAAACCCTGAAGATGCTAACATTAGCATGGCAATAGGACCAGACAGTCCAGAAAGCATTTTTGTTGAGTCAGTGTCATTAACAAAATTTGAAGATTCTGAAGATGGCCAGGTATGGTATAATGCTACTGTTAAGCATGATGGTATATGGGAAATATACACAGACACAGCAGTAGGACCTTTTGTTGCTCTTAAATTGCAAGAAGCAGGTATTAACACTACATACTGTGATTTCTCAGAACAAGGAATGCAGGATAACGGTTTAGCAGACTTAGACATAGAGGTAGCATAATGGATTACACTATTCTTGTACCATATGTTGTGGGTACATTATTTGGGCTGTGGATAGGCTTTAAAGCAGGTGTACTCAAAGGTACAACAGCCACTATTGACATGCTTATGATCAGTAAATTTTTGCTATATAAGAAGCTCGAAGATGGCGAAATTATGTTTATTAAGCCCAAAGAATCTGAACAAGTTGTTGAAAATCAATAGGTTACAGCACATTCAAACGGTTGACAATACCCTAAAAACTGCTATAATAGTTGTATATTAAATAAAAAGGTAGGAGTTTTTATGTATAAAGTATACCAAATCAAGTTAAGCGAAACAGTTTACGATTTCGTTAACAGTCCAGAAGGCGGTCATTATGAGACTGCAAAAAAGTTTCCAGAGTATAACACTCATATGGAAGTAATGCACAAAGGTTCAGAAGGCTACAAGCCTGAGATGTTTGAGCATTACACACAGGTTTGTGAAGTTGCTGAGTTTGAAGGTAGCAACTTAGAGACTGTTTTCAAAGTATTGAACGGTTACTACTTTGATGATGAGACTGGCAAGGACGAGTGGGACGAAGCTCTTGTTAGCGGTTACACTATGAAGACTATCACTCGCAACAACGGTGAGGTTGTAACTTTCAGAGACATGCATTCATTATCAGTTGGTGACATTGTTGAGCATAATGGCGAGTTCCATATGGTAGACGGCATGGGCTTTAAGCAAATCGAAACAGATGCACTTGAGGTTGCTTAATAGCATGAAAGAACGAGCAATACAGTTTGCCACTAAAGCACACGGGGACCAAGTACGTAAGTATTGTGGTTCTCCTTATATCACTCATCCTATTGCAGTAGCAGGTATTGTAGAGTCAGTTGATCACACAGAAGAAATGATTGCCGCGGCTGTGTTGCATGACGTGGTAGAAGATACCGATGTGACTATTGAAGAAATACAAAATGAGTTTGGCGAAACAGTTGCTGAGTTGGTTAATTACTTAACAGATGTATCTAAGCCAGAAGATGGCAACAGGGCACACAGAAAGCAATTAGATGCAGAGCACAATGCCAAAGGTCCTGCAGAAGCACAAACAATTAAAGTTGCTGACATGATTCACAACAGTTCAGATATTGCAGTCCAAGATCCAAAATTTTGGAAACTCTATAAAATAGAGAAGTTGAACACTTTGAACCTGTTGGATAAAGCAGATCCAACTCTTAAAGCAAGAGCATTTGCACAAATAATGGAAGGTAAGTAATGATTGAGATCTTACAAGAAGTAACCGATTGGGGTGATAAAAAGATTTCCAATGGCATTTATCATGTTAATGGAGCAGGGCAACTTGTTCAGTACAATGATAAAGTGTTCAAAAATCCAATGAAGCAGTTCAGTAAATCACGCAGGAAGTTCACAAAGATTGGTGAGCGTGAAGAAGAGTTAGCACCAGGTGTTATAACAGTTCAAGGTAGCAACGGCAAAGTGTACACTATTGACAATGGCAAATGTTCATGTCCTGGATTCACATTCCGCGGTAACTGTAAACATATTAAATAAATAACGTTATGGAATTACAATTAGTTCAGCCCAATCATCCTGCTTTACACTCTGTTGCAAACACTAATTTATTTGAAACAGATATCGATATACAAGAATACGAAAAAGCAATGCTTAAATTAATGGCAGATAGATTTGGTATTGGTCTTGCATCTAATCAAGTAGGTAACACTTACAACATGTTCGTAATGATGCACAGTGAACACGGAGACATAGGGGTATACAATCCTGAGATAGTTTCTGTTTCTGAGAAAAACATAGCCAGAGAAGAAGGCTGTTTAACTTTTCCGTTATTGTTTATGAACATAACAAGACCAGAGTCCATCACAGTTAGGTACACTAAAAGTGACGGAAAAACTATAGTAGAAGAAGAATTACATGGCACAGATGCACAGTGTTTCCATCATGAATGGGAACATCTAAATGGATTACTTTTCATACACGGTGCAAGTGACATGAAGTTACAACGTGCAATAAAGAAAAGGGATAAAACAATTAAAAGAATGCAATCACAAATGGGGACACAATGAGCTCAATAGCAGAACAAATACAAGAAATGATAGATGGCAGTGAAGCCATTTTGTTTATGAAAGGAGACCCACATAGTCCTCAGTGTGGCTTCAGTGCAAGAGTAGTACAAATATTAATCGAAGTTGGCAAACCATTTAGTTATGTAGATGTACTTGCTGATCCAGGCATTCGTGCAACATTACCAAGTGTTAGCGATTGGCCTACATTTCCACAACTGTTTATAAAGGGCGAGTTGGTTGGCGGCTGTGATATTATCACTGAGATGCATGCCAGCAAAGAATTAGAACCTTTGTTCTCATAGGAAGTGCATGGACTATCCTTTCTATGTAAATGATTTTGATAGAGTAAAAAATCATAAAGTAAAGTTTCCTACAGTAGGTGAGATATTTAAATATCCACAATCGTTTTGGTATGGTGAGAAAAACGGTAAAGGTGGATGCCCAGATCATCTAACAAAAAGTTTAAACAGATTATTACACAGAGCCGATCCACATTGGCCAATACTGGTATGCTATAACTTACCAGAACGTGATATGGGACATCACAGTAAAGGTGGTGCATCAAGCAAAGATAATTATCTCGAGTTTGTACACACCATGGCTAAGTGTATAGGCGACAGAGAACTAATACTCATATTAGAACCAGACGCAATACCTCATAGCACACTTATTAGTCGTAATGGGCGTAATAAACGACTTGCACTGTTACAAAGTGCTGTAGACCTCATTACAAGCACTTGTAAGGCCCGTTTATACATTGATGTGGGGCATAGTAACTGGTTATCACCAGAAGAAACAGCACAGTTGTTTAGCAGAGTAGCCAATGATAAAACAGCAGGATTTAGTGTTAACGTAAGTAATTATCGTACCACTAAAGAAAGTATGCAATGGGCTAAACGTGTTTGCGAAAATTTAGAAGACAAATATACATTTGTAATTGATACCAGCAGAAACGGCAATGGTCCGTATGGTAACGATTGGTGTAACCCACCCGATCGTGCATTAGGTATTCCGCCCACATGCGGCACAGATGAAGAAAGATGTGATGCGTTTTTATGGATTAAGATACCAGGCGAAAGCGATGGAAAATGCAATGGTGGCCCGAGAGCAGGACGTTTTTGGCCAGAGTATGCAGAAGACTTAGTAAAAAACACAGATTGGATTTAATATGAAAATACATTTACACGGAGACTCTTGGTGCTATTTGTGGCCTCGGCACTACGAAAACTCAGACCATTTTCATGGATTATTAGCAAGAAATCAACCCGGCGTTATAAACTTTGATCCAATGGGCAACACTGTTGAAACACACGGATCTCCAATGGGCAATACTGAAGCAATGGATTTCTATACTATGGTGTTCAACTATTTAGGACACGAATTAATCAATGGAGGCGTTCCCGGTATTGATTTAGAAACAACCGTTGATTGGATTACACACAGTGATCTCCAATCAGATGCTGATTTGCATGTGGTAATGGCACCATTTATGTTTAGACATGCTGAATCATTAGCAAAAATACCTAAAGATGTGTTAGCCACTGCTGAGGCAGTTAACAAGTGGATGGCTAACGAGCAAGTAAAACAAATAAAAAAATTAAGTAACCATGCCGCAAAAACGGAAACACATTATATTATCATAGGCGCACATGGACCGCTTAGTGGTAAATGTGATAGAGTATTGAACGAATACTCGCACATAATGTACTATGATTGGTTACTACAATTTAATTGGGAAACTGCAAATAACTATGAGAAACAACTGGAAAAACTAAGAGATAAACCACAGTACTTTAGATTTGCTACCACAATCGACTATAAGAAAGTACACTTAGAATCTTGGGGAGAAGATGTTATAGGTATGATTAGTGATGATTTAGCATCTTCTAAGGCACCGAATCCATTGTGGAAATTAGTATACCCTGATAACGGTCATCCTAATGCAATGGTGATGATGGAAATGGTGGGTAAAATTATGAAGTATGCTGATAAGTTAGGTATTAACTAACGCCCGAAGGATCTTCGTTGTCTGCAACATCAGGTGATACCACAGGTTGTTGATCAGGCACGTCTAATTCATTTTCTAAATAGTGTTTAGTTTGTCCAATAAATTCTTTGGCTTTAACAACCTTGCTCTGCCACCAATGAGGTAAGTCTGCATCTTCTGGTAATTCATCAACCATTTTAAACAACTCAACGCAATATTTACCCATTTGGAAAATATCTTTACGTAACATATCACGTTCGTTATCTACATGCCCAATTGCTGTTTTTTCAACAGAATCATCTTCTGTGATTGGCATGCCTGCAAGTTGTTGTAGTCTTTGAATTTCGTTCATGTTATAGACCTGCTAATTGTCTTAGTTCAGACATAGCGGCATCAATAGCCTTACTTGCTGAATCTTCAATTGCTTCTTCAACTGGTGGGCAATTACACTCACCTGGCTCACACTTACAATCTTCTTTGCCACACTGTTTGCATTTTGTTTCTTCTACTTCAACTGCTTCGTGTTGGTGATTGTCGTGATCTCTATTATCAATGCATTGTTCAATGTAACCTTGGATAACGTCATCTCTGTCATCGTCCATGTGTAACTTATGATCCATTGCATACTCAGACATTTCTTGATCAAGTTCTCTTTCACTCATACCTAAATGTTGTGCTAAACCTTCTTCACCGTGATCTTCGTATGCTGTCATACAATCATCAAACATAGTTGAGTCTTCGCTTGGCTCCATTGCTGGGTCAAAACTTTCGCTTTGTGCATCGTCATCATACTGCTTACATAAGTCTTCGTACTCGTCAGCATGTTGTGGGTATGTAGAACAAAACTCTTCTTTATCCATGTCTTTTAAGTCCTGAATAATTTCTTTCATTTTGCCTTCTTCAACTGCTTCTTCTTCTATACCATAGTCGTTTCTGATATCTGAAAGATCAACACTTTCGTTTTCTTTTTCGTAGTCGTCTCTTTCTTGATCTGCTTTAGGATCTTTTGCAAGTTCCATATTCTTAATAGCATTTGCTGTTATCTTAATTACAAACTGTTTGTCTTCTGGATTCAGTCCACCTAAGCCACCATCTAATTCTTCGATGATTTCACTTAATCTGTCACTTACTGCTAATCCATTATCATCATTGGCTAATCGAGCGTTAATTTCGCCAAGTAATACTGCTGGAGATTTCAGTAGTTCTCTCATAAAGTGTTCTTTTTTAACTGCTGGGTCGTTTACATCTTCAACACCCATTCTGTTTGCAACACTTTTCTTAATAGTGCTGTGGAACATTTTTGGATCTGGTGGTAAGAACTTTGCCGCTTCTGGGTCAGCATTTGCTCTCAACTCAGGACGTTGTGCCGCCTGCTTTGCATCTTTCGGACTAATAGTTTGATAGTCGTCAAAATTAACAGGTGCTTCGCTTAGACCTGCTAATTGTCTCATAATATTTAATTCTTCGCTCATTTTATTTCTCACTATTTTGTTATAGATCAAGTCAAAAACTTTCTCATTATATTCACCGAATTGATTAACAAAGTATTTCTTTGCCTCTTCTTCATTCGGTGCATTTTTAATTCTGTCCCTAAATGCACTTGCACTTGCTACTTCGTCACCAATTTGTATTGTAGGTGCGATAGTAATATAACCTCTATGCTCCATTGGTACTGGATCGTTTGCCATTGCGTCTATCTTTTGATAGTAAGCAGGCCTCGGCTCTCCTCTTTTTGTCATTTGTAGTCCTGATTCAGAATCTACATTGTCAAAAGGGAACCTCCCTAAATCCTTTTCACCAACAGCAAAAATAATCATTGTGTTCTTTTCATCGAACTGCGGATAACTATCTTTGTGGTAAGGTAACTTACCTGGTAGTACTGCTTCAGCAGGTATTCCATGTGCTGTGGCTATAAGTTGTTTCTCTTCAAAGTTAAATGGTGATTTCTCGCCATCTACTTTGTTTGAAGTTCCAACGTACACCTTAGCGTCAGGAAACTGTGCTTGAAGTTTTTTATATACCTCGGCATGGTGTGCCAACATTGGCTGAAATCTACCTGGATATATAACTACCTTCTGCATGTATGTATTTATCAAATTCATAGCAAAAAGTGATTAAATGTTTTTTGCATCTTCCAATGTAGTCATCCAAACACTTAATTCGCCTACTTCTACATTTTGTGGTTGATCAGTACACCATTTAATCATACTGGCTAACTGATCTGGAGTCATCATGTTGTATTGCTTGTGATGAACTGTTTGTGTCATGTCAGTTTTAACATAACCCGGTGAGATAGATATGATCCTGCAACGTTTTTCAACGTCAGTGAGCATACGTATTGTTTCTTTGTGCAATTGTTTTTTAGTTGCGGCATAAACAGCATTTCTGGCATTGCCAAATCGTGTTCTACTATTAATAACCACAATAGACTTGTCTTCTTTTTCCTTCCAGTGATTGTATAGCTCTTCTAATATTAGTTGTTGACTGAATTTTGCGTATGCATTGTTTACAAATAAATCACAATCAAGCGATTCCTGTACTATCTGTGAGCAAACAGCAGGATCTTTGATGTCATATCCATTGCTTCTGCTGAAGCCTATAACTTCATGTCCATCGGCAACATACATGTCATGTAATGATTTGCCTATTCCTCTACTGTGTCCTGTTATGCTAATTTTCATATCTTACTCCTACAATGTGCCATCTAAAATCATCGCCCCAATTAACGGCGGAATGCAAGTTAGTAGTATCTACTGTATAACTACATCCTGCACTCAAATGCTCGTGTTGTATTATAACACTTTCACCGCTGGTTGGTCGACCATTAAAGAACTGTTGAAAACATTTATTATTAGTTTTCACAGGAATGTGTAGTCTTATATTAGTTTTTTGAAAGTTGTGATCAGCATGTACTGTGTATGTTGTTTTAGGCAATAGTTTCATTGCTCGCCATCTATAATACTGTGGGTATCTTGCAAGTGTTTCTTCCACATACGTGCCCACAAATGCTTTATTTAATTTAGAGTAGTATCTTTCTGGATGTTTGAGTTTGGCAATTTTACCTACACTGCCAAACCAATCGTTGTTACCATCTATGCTGGTAATACTTATTTGGTTATAATCGTACAATTCATTATCTGTTAAGACAGTTCTGAATTCATACCATAAACGTGCCTCATCGATATCTGAATCTATCAGTTCAATATAGCTCATATGTGTATTTATTAGTAAATTTTAAAAAATATGGTGTTCTTGAACGTGGTTAATTATACCATCTGCTATTGTGCGTTGTCCTTCTTCGCTGGTATGAAAATGATATGGATTTTCTATACCTCTTTCCATTTCGATAGTCATAGCCCGATGCGGCTCCCATGCCACTGAAGCAGAACCTTTATCCCACACAATGTTCTTAAGATGTTCTCTGCGTTGAAAAAACTTAGACTGATGCACGTAACTTGAACCTAAAAAGCCTAACCACGGTATGTCTGAATCTATTAAACTTTGCACAGCACTTTCACATAAGTATATATCTTTCACCTGAAGAAGGTTGGAGTCATATAAGTTATGAAACCAGTCTGTGATAACTTGTAATTGCTTAGGTGAATATGAACCTGGGTTACCGTTTTCTGTATCTACTATGTTGATTATTGTATCAGCAACAACATTGTTGAGAAAACGACTATCACCACTTAATGGAATATCGTGTTGATCGTATGTGTAATTAAATAAACCTTTGTCGACATCATAACCAGATTTACTGTCTGGATGTGCATACTCTATTCTATCACTGTTAGTAGTACCCCATACAATAAAATCAACTTGTTCGTCTATCAAGAAATCAAGTTGCTGTCTGATGAATAAGTTACTGCCGCCTGGTTTACCTGTGGCAATTAATTCTGCATTATAATGCTTTGCAAGATGATTTGCAAAGTGTATTTGTTTGGATTTATATGGGGAAAAGAAACTATCACCAGCAACACCTATTTTAATCACTTTGAGCACCCCAGCCTTCAGCGTACTCGGTTACTTCTACAACCAAGTTTTCAGTGCTTCTTCCTTTGATTAATCTGTGGTATACATTCTTAGGAACATATATAGATTCATTGATGTTTAATGGCATAGGGAGTTTATTATCAAGTTGTATTTTCCAGCCTTTGCCTGATGTAGGTTTTACAGCACGATCATTGTGATCTCTGTGCCACACTAACTCTTCGGTCTCTACATCTTGTTGAAATATTCTTTGGAACTTGTTTTCTGTAAGTTGTGTGTCTTGATATGGTTTGTCTACCACCACTTCCCGCCTTTAACTAAACCGTAACGAGGTAAACGACATGCCCAATATCCTGCTTTTTGCTTATCGTTTTTCTTTTCACAGTTGTGTCTTGCGGCAAAACTCTTAGCCGCTTTTTTATTACTTGCTTTAGTTTTTAGTCCTGTTACATCACCGAAACTAATTTTCTTAACATTACCTTTTGGTGTTTTTACATATACATAATACTTTTTACTACCACCACGTTTTGGTTTGTTAAGTTGAACATCTTTACCTTGATACTCTGCTTCATTGACATCGCCCTTAGCATGGACGCCTTTACCATCACAATGGTCACATCCTTTGCCTTTACATTTCTTACATGTAATAGCATCGCCTCTCCAGATATCTGATGCATCATAGTTTGGGCCTTTTGCTTCATCAACGCCTGCTTTTTTAGTTAAGTATGCTTTAACATCATCTCTTGGTGAGTCGTCAATGTATGCAATTTTTAAATTAGTAAGAGTTCTTTGATCACCTGCATCTGCATATAAGTCTAAGTTCTTTAAATGGTATGCGGCAACTGTATCACCAGCCTGTGCGGCTTGCTGTAATTCTTTGCCTAACGGAGTATGCTTTGCACTGGTCATATGGTTAGCACCCATTAGAGCGGCTAATACACCCACTGTAGCAAGTCCTTTACGTAGTGAACCTTGTGCTTCATCTACTTCGTCATACTCTTCATTCAGATACGGAACATCCAACCAAACACGGCCTACACCTTTAAGTTCAACACTTTCGCCTATGTCGGTGCCAAGCATTTCTTCACTTTCCCAATCTAACTCAGGAAGTGAACCTGCTTCACGTAATTTTTTGGCTGTTTTAAATGTATCAAAGTAGGCTTCGCTTTGATATCTGAATATGCTATCACATAAAGGAACTTGCCTTTTTACATGCTCTGCTAATGATTGTAATGATTCAGTAGTCCAATTACTAACACCTTTACCTTGATATGCGCCTTTTTTGCCACCTGCTTTTTCGGTGTACTTATCTTGTACGTCCACACCAATTCTCCAAAACTGATCACGAGATTTGTCTGGATTGTCTTCGTGCCACAAGTCAGCGGCTTTTTGTGCAAGATAGTAACCGTCTAACGAACCTTCTTCTAATTTAAGTATGCTTTGTATTTTCATACTTATATTTATCAAATTAGTTTAATCTAAAATATCTTTTGGTTTTGTGTTCCAAACAATTCTAATACCACGTCTTTCTAATTCTATGATTGCTTTACGTCTAACTTTTGGCTTTGCGCCTTCTTTGTTGATGTATTCGAATAATTCATCTTTGGATTTATGTTTAATGTATTCGTGTTTTATTGCTGTTTTCTTAGTACCTTTTTTGTACTCTTTGAATGATGGTGCGAATTTTACTGGCATTATCCTTGTCCTCGATTTAAACTTACGTTACGTTTCTTGGACTTATTCATAGTGGACATACCTAATTTAGTACGTCTGCCTCTGCCGCCTACACCTTGCGATGTACACTTTCTTCCTGAGCCGTTTATCAACGACTTGTTTACTTTTCTTTGTGCTGATTTTGCCATTTCTCTCCTGAGTTGTATTACAGGATATATTTATATAACAAAAAGTAATTAAAAAGAATTATTGGTAGGTTATTTGGTTTTAACGTTTTTGGCTTTACCTTTGCGGTTTTTATTTGGATCTTGCCTACGTTTTCTATTCGCCGCAGTTTTACGTGCTTTCTTGCCAATAGATTGTGCTTTGCTTTTTGGTAAACATTTAGGTTTGCCCTCAGAACTTGAACCCCTGGCACAGTCACCTCTTATTTTACCATCAGGGCCAAAACGCACCCATTTGTCTTTGAACCATTTCTTTAAGTTTTCGTCAATCTCTTTATCTCTATTTGCTAAGTCACTTTCTATGCCCTGCAATAATGCACTGAGATCTTGTTCTGCTTCTATTGTTTCTGAAATGATTTGTTTAATGTTCATATAATTATTTATCGTTCGACAAACGTAAATTTACTTCACTGTGTTTTTGTTCGTCTGCTCGAACTTTCTTAATCATATCTGATAGTAATGCTTTCTTTGGTAATTTGTAATAATCAATTGCAAGTTGAGGTGCAGGTATATTTTCTATTTCGCCACTTTCAACTAAAGAAAGGTAATCTGTATAACTTCTAACTGCTTCTTCTTCGAAATAATGTACCATGCGGTGTGCTGTTTTAGGAAAGAACACATACATTAAGAAATAGTAATTCCAGAATATGCCTTGTGCTAACAGTATAAGTAGTCTTTCAAACCAATTAGGTTGTGCTATTTCAATAAAGAACATGAGATGCATACGTTCGTTTTCTGCTTCTTCAAGTAGTTCTCTAATAGTAGGACCGTAGCCTGTTTTCATTTGGCGTAGACTTTTCAAGTGTATCCACATGCCTGCAACCATACCTGGTACACCTGCAATAGTTTCTAACACTACTGCTCTGTGTCCATAACGTTTTGCAAAGAACGTGTCTGCAAAGAATCTGAAAAATTTAGTTTGCCCTCTGGCAAAAGTATCGTTTACCTTCATATAGGTATTTATTACTTTTTAGAACTATTGCCCCAATTCTTCGCACCTTTCTTTCTGCATTGTACTAATGCACCGGAGGCGTAAGCACTGGGCCAAACTTTATATCTGGATTTGACTTTGTGGTAACAAGCATCTTTTTTGCCTTCTGATTCGTGGAATATTTCACCACCGCAACCTGGACATTGGTTAAAAGGAATGCTCTTGGATTCTACAGCAACACATTCGTCATACATTGAACTTTTGTGTTTTGTATTACCCTTTTTCATATCTTTCTTTTTATCCGTGTGTGTTGCAGGTCTATTGAACTTTTCTATGTTCTTTGCAACTGGATTTCTTTTGTCATATGATTTAGGCTTTTGAGGTATTGAACCTTCATCAGCATACTGGATATCGTCAAGTTTGTTTCTTACATCTCTGATTGCATCTTCGAATGGTTCTTCTAATTCGTAAACTGCACTTTCCAAGTTATTCATTGCTTCATATACTTGACGTTCGTTGTATTCGTCTAATTTTATGCCTAACTTTTCTGCCAATGAACTCAACTTTGTGATGATTTCCATGTGCATGTCAGCATACTTAATGTTTTTTGTAATACTTCTTGCTTCTCTTAGACCTGCTTCTAAGTCATACATCTTGTTTTCTAAATCAGATTCAGCATCTTCAGTTTGCATTTCTGGTGCTTGTTGAATAGTCTGTCCTGTTTTCTGCATACGTGCATCACCTTTGGCATTAGCCAAATAGTCTACAAGAAACTTACCACCATATACAGCGGCAGTAATTCCTAACACAGGTATTTTATATTTAAATATGATCTTAGCGGCTTCAGTTAATGTTTTAATATCAAAGAACTGAGCAAGTTTACTTGATAACCATCCGAGAATATCTTTAGCAGTATCTAATTCACCGTCAACTGCATCTAAGGCAATTGTACTTCTAATTGGTCTTTTAGCACCTGCTTTAAGTACTTTTGCTAATATAGGAACACCAACACGAAGTAGTGCCAATGGCGCCACTTCGTCTATTTGGGATTCACCTACAAGTTTACCACGCATTGGGTGTGGACTTGAATGTCCTTTTGTAGGCTTAATTTTCTTTGGCTTTTTGTCACTTGCTTTTGCCTGGCTGGCTTCCGATACCGGGGCACCAGTTATATGCACAGTGGCATTTTTACCTTTTGAATTAAGAGTATTAGCCATTTTATCTGCTCTTGAGCGACTTGATACAATCTTCCACGGCTTGTCATTTATACAAACCGCATAGTTGTTTGGAGATTCGTCCTTGAGCTCATGCTCAATTTCTCTCTTCTTGAAGTCACTAATCTCAGAAATGATCATTTTTAAGTATTAATATCGCCTAAGTCACTGTTACTGTTTTGAGATTGTGTAATTGAACCATAGTCTCTAACTGTTACACTGTCACTTGCTAATACAACACTGATTGTACCTGTTCCTGCTGAAGCAGTACCTTGCACAACATTTAGTTTTAGTGTAGCATCTGCTGTATACTCATATTGGAACTGTGAATGATATTGTGCTACTTTAAGCACATCAACATCACCTGCTCTAATAAAGCGAGATGTATTATCACTGTCGCCTATTTCTACATAAGTTGCAGTATTGTTTGATGCAGTCCATGCCGCTGGTACGTCAACTGTTACTGAGATGATTCTTGAACCTTCAGCAATGTCGGCAATATCACTTGCACC